CATACAACAACGGCTGTACGCCATATGCGTTCTCGATTGCCGAGATGTTGTTTCCACCCAGAGCGGCGAGCTTGTCAGCAATGCCGGTGTAGAAGAAGTTTTTATGCATATACCACTTTGGCGTATCTGCATACGTTGGAAGCTTTGCAACCATTGCCTGAAGGTTAGCAAGGGTGAAAGGTGTCCATGTCGAGTTGGTAGTAGCAGCACCAACAACAGCAGATGCAATGTTGCCGTAGTTAGCAGCGGTACCACCTGCAAGGTCGGTAAGCGCACGACCGATACCAACCAGACCAGATGCATCAGTGCCGGTACGAGCGGAGCTGAAAACAACGCGGTCTTCTTCACGTGCCAGGTTGTAGGCAAAGTCACGGGCAAGAGCGTTGCCGATATCGACTACGCTATCCTCGTTCAGTTCCTTCGATACCTGCGTAAGGATTGCAAGTTTCTTGGCTGTAAGGCTAATCTGCGCAAAGGTCATATCACTAGCCGTAATGCTGGTATTTTCACCCGGGTAGTAAACCGTTGTGCTTGCCGTGGCGTTGGGAACGAGCTGCACATCTGAAGACATTGGAACGATGCGGCAGTTTGCACGAGCAATACCGAACTGCTCACGCAAGTAAACCAAGTCAGAAGACAGGAGATCAGGTACAAGGAATCCGCCGAGGTTGTTAGTGCCTTCGCTCTGTGCCTTCAAGTGTCCGTTGGATTTAAGCCATTCCTGTGCTGACTTGTTACCAGCAATAGCCAAGGCAAACTTGCCCATCGTGTAGCCCTTGAGGTTCTGCTCTTCACGGGTACCCAAAAAGACAGACTTAGTGACTCCGCCGGTTGCGTATGGCTGGACGGCTGGTGCGACTACTGGCGCGTACTCGTGTGCTGTCTTGATCATCTCAATGCGTGCATCGATGTCTTGTACTTCGGACATGAGCGCCTTAGCCTGTACAAGGTCACCGCCGGAAGCGGCAAGTTCTTTTGCCGTTGCGATATTGCCGAGTTTCTTCGACTCGAGTTGTTCTACTGTCATAGTGACATAATCTCCAAGCGTGCAAGTAAGTCTGCTCGCTCAGCGTCAGTGGAGGATTTGACCTCCGGTACTACGAGTTCCGGTTTTACTTCTGGCTGGTCTGCATCCCGCAGAGAATCCCAACACTCAGGAGCAAGTCGCTTTGCAGCTGACCGGCTAAGACCGACTGCATCCCGCAGTCGACGTTCTACACCCCGTAGAGATACAGGGTGAATACACTTTTTGCCGTGCATGGCATACAGAGCCTTTGCACGTTCTGCAAAAGCATCAACCAAGGCGTTAGCCATGTCGGCACTTTCGATCACTTCCATAGCACCGGAGAGCGCATCCCAGTAGGCTTCTAGGCCTTCGTGAATCAACTCGCCTTCGGCTTCCTTGAAGATTTCAGCGGCATACTCAGCGGCGCTTTGCTCAGGCATTGGAGCCATGACCATCTCTTCTTCCATATCCATCATAGGCTCCATGCCGTAGTACTCCTTCAAGGTTTTGACGCTGTTGCGATACTCGGCTGGTGTCGGGGTAATCGATGCCTCAGCGATAGGCCAGCGTGTAATCTCAGCGGCACCGCCCATACTCTTCCGCTCTACCAGATGACCAGCGGCACCAGATGAAAAGCCCATCTTGCCTTGCTTGCAGAGTTTCGCAATCATGCTGCCGTATTCGTCCGCCATGTCTAGTTGAGCCTCGTACCAAAGCCCGGTATCGTCCATTTTGATGTAGCCTGTACCGATGCTCTTCTTCCCGACAGCGGCATCCATGCCGTGATGGTAGTACACATTCAAAGGGACTCGCTGCCCCTTGGCAACCGGGAAACCGTAGTCGGTTGAAGCGGTGAAGTAGTCACCTTCAAGGTCAGCGGTCTTGGTATCACCAAAGCGCACAAGGTAGCCCTTGACGTAGCCTAACCGGTCGCTCTTGATACCGTCTACGGTAGATGTCAGCAAGTCCATACACCCACTATCCCACAGTGCATTTTTCATAGGTAGGTCGTTAGATCCGGAATGTAACCCTCTAGGTCTCTAAGCGGCAATACCCTAGTGGTAGGCCCCCAGTCAGCGTTAGGCACCACAGTTGCCATGTCACTAAGCGGTAGACCTTCGCTGTAAAGATTGTAACGGGCAGTGCCGAGTATCTGCTGGGCTTCAAGCGGGGTTAGCCCCTTCAGTATCTCTTCACCGGTTGCAACCTTGGGGCGGGTATCAGGGATGCTACTATCCCCGGTTATCTCAGCCCATGAAAGCGTTTCCGGTATCATCACGCATCTACAGTTTGGATGTGAAGGCATGATTGTATCGGTGGATTGCAGTGTGCCGGAGAGAGCCAAGCAAGCAAGGCATACCCTAGCATCCTGCGTAGCCTGCCGCCTGTATCCCGTAACCGAACCATTCTCCGTATACAGTTGCCGCTGGGCTTCCCTGGCGCTTCGTATCATCTCAGTACGGGCTATGGTTTCTGCTCGTTGCCTGCCAATGTCTGCCGCTTTGCGTACCCGCCGTGCTACCGTGCGCGGGCCTTCACCAAGGCTGATGCCCTGTACCAAAGCCATCTGCATGGCATCGGTGGTTACTTGTGGGATGGAATCGAATAAGACAGCCAGAGGGCTACCATCGCCTGCGAACCCGACAAAGGCCTGCAGGCTTTCGTCAGGTAGACTTGTCCATGAAGTACCAATGGTAACGCCGGCGGGTTTTTTACCCGCTGCCGCTTCCACAAGGCGCGGCGTTGCCTCATTAGCAAGGATAGCGGCTTGTAGCTGCCCATCTGCGGTTATCGTTGCCCCCTCGATGCTGAACTTTTTCAGGTTCTTTCCCAGCTGCTCGATGTTGTCTATGATCCGTTGGCGCATCCAAAGTATGGTTTCACTTGGCGGTTCGCCGTTATCCATGCGCTCCTGGATGCGGCCTTCCAGCGCTTCAAGCTCATCGATGCTGGCCTTGGTTGCGGCCTTGTATGCGCGTTGCATCCGGCTGATGGCTACGCCTTCACGCTCTAGCAGGTCATTACGATACTTCTGACTAGCGGCATATATCCTGCCCGTCCCGCTGTCTACTCGCTTGAGCTGGTCTCCAGCTCGTACCCGTAAAAAGGGTGGCTCTTATACACTACCCCCGGAGTGCATACGTGGTCACCGTCAAGGCTCTTGCCGTCTGGTTGCATTGCGTCCCGCTTGGATGTAGACCAGCGGTAGCCGGCATCACCGCCCCACAAGTCCCAGGCTACACGCCCCGGACTTGGGAAGCCCTCTTCCCCAGCGTTGAAGCCTTCAGCCTGTTTGTCGACTTCATGGCGGCTGAAGAAAGAATACATCCGGAGGATCGTGTCTTCGGAAAGTTTCTCCCCATTCACGATCTGGTTAGCCCGCGCAAGGCCTATCCGTGTGCCGCCGTCGAACCCTTCCGCCTTCCAGTCGAGCGCCCGTTGCGCCGCTTCAACCATGCCGGCGTTCGGTACATACTTCATCTCGTACGCTTTGGCTTCATCCCGCAGGGTAACCGGTGCCGCTCCCGTGTGCTGTACTGGCAGCTGTAGGAAGCTCGTGACGCTTGCCGGGTCGTAACCGGATCTAATGAGGATACCTGCCGCGTTGGCTGTCTCAGCTATTGGTACGCCGCTTGCACCTTGTGTGCTGATAGCCGATGGATGCAGTACGCCTGTATCTTCAGGCACGGCTTCCAGCCCGGCTATGCGCTTGGCTTCAGCCCTATCAATGATGCCAGACTTGTACAGGCGCTCTGCCCGTGTGGCTTCAGCCTGAAGGTCATCAGCCAAAGCCCTGACCGTCTCAAGGTCGTACATGACGTAATCGCCCTGCTGTGTCTCAGGGTATTCCGGCAGGAGGTCAGCGGTGATAGCGTCAGCAAGGGTACGCAGGAGTGGCACCATGCCATCTTCCCATGCCGCCTGTTGCGCTCTCTCATAGTTGCTGTAGGTAGACCGTTCCAAGCCGCTTCCAAGGCCTAGTACCATCGGGTTGATGCCAAGGGCTGAACAGATGCGCTCCTCCGGAACACGCCGTACAGAGTCTAGCGCAAGCTCGGAAGGCGTAAGGCTAACCCTGTCCATCTTGTACGCACCGGTCATTACCACGATGCCGCCGCTACCGTCCCCGGTAAGGTCTTCGTGCAGCTGGCGCTTCACCTGCCGAGCATCATCCATAGACATGTCTACGGTTGTCTCTTTGGCATCAGGCCCGACAATGAGGCTAGGCATAGCCCCGTTTGCCAAGAGTCCATAAGCGGTAGTGGATGCCGTGTTGTCGGTTGCAATCTCCCGCAGGACAGCGGTAAGCGGCGCACGTCCTATCCGGATATCACTTGGGTCTCTGCCGTACCGAATATGGATGATGTCAGAAACCGGGATGTCAAAGGAGCGCCCGTCAGTGGTGTAGACGTAATGCGTCAAAGGGTTTGTACCGTTGCCTACTGGGCGTACCATGTCCTGAGGAAGGAACTGCAAGGCAGTAACCACACCACGGGTAGTCGAGCGAATCTTTCGCAGGTATGTGTTGCCGAAAAGCTTGTAGTCTTGAATGACCCAGCCCCAGAAAAGGCTACCCATTATCATCGGATCAGGTTGCGCCATGAGCTGAATAACCGGGTGGTCTTCCACCGGTTCTGCTTGTTGGCTGTCTACCGGGCGGTAGTAGCGTGGTGTTGCCTGTGGGTAGTTACGAACGTACCAGTCAATGGCTGATGCCACAACACCGTTTAGCCCAAGGTCACCGGCTACCCTTGACCAATCTTTTGTGCTTCCAGGGAGCGCCCGGCGCAGTAGTGTTTGCAGCTGACCAGAACCATAGCCGGTTAGGTAGATGTCTCTGGACTGAGACAATGGCAACGGTAATGCCTGTGTCGGGTTGGCTGCGGCTTTACGGCCTAAGAAGCGGTCAAAGATACCCATGGCTTCAGTATCCCACAAAAAGAAAAAGCCCCCTTGCGGGGGCCTGTGGCGGTTGATGGTTTACTTTAGTTCGTATGTTCCACCCTTGTATTGCTTTGCCTCTTCTGCATCCATGAAGGACAGTTCGCATGAGCGAGTAACAATCTTGTTGTTGTTGAGTGTGCAGCGGGTGTTTAGTACGATAGTCCAGTACATAGACTCATTGATCAACTCGTTGTAGGTGTATGTTCGTCCTGCGTGATAAACATCAGCAATCTGCTTTGTCATTACGATTGACTTACCGGCTGCCTGCGCAATCTCCAACTGCTCCATAACCATCGCTGTACCTTGTGTTTCCATTGTTCCATCTCCCTGCTTGATGTATAGAATATACACCGCCCGTGTATATCTTGCAAGGGTATAAAGGTATATATTTTAGACGGCTCCCCAACTTCGCTTTGATCCGCACACCTGCCAAGCGTAAGCCAGAGCATCTACCACGTCATCATGCCTGCCGACAGGGAAACTCAAAAGCTCATCTTCAAAGTATGCCGGTAGCCCTTGACAGTGCATTACTTGGCTTTGCTCGTAGCGGGCTTCTAAAGGCGCAAAGCGGGTTACTTTGTCCCTGTCTGGGCGGATGCCCCGGATAGGCAACTTCGTACGCCTTAGAAGCTCCTGCACTACAGCAGCTTGGTATTGCACCTGCTCGATGCCGATCATGCTAGGCTTCCACTTCTCAGCCATCATCTCGATGAAGCGCAGGACAGCTGCAAAGTCTGAGCGGGTACGGTTGATGTCTCTAACGTAAATCGTCCCATCGTCACCCCGGCTCACTACCGCAACCCCGGTGTAGTCTGCTTCACTCTTAGTGCTGATAGCCAAGTCAACCCCGATGTAGGTAGGCAGTCCTTCAGGACAGTCACCGTAGCGTAGCCATTCCCGCTTGATGCGAGCTCCCGCCGCATCGACAAACTCCGCCAGGTACTCCTGCCGGAAAGCAATCGATGGAAGCGACTCACCAGCCTTGTCTACTTCCTCAGCATCAATCCAAGGGTTAGCGGTGGTAGGCATCTGCCATGCCATCCAGTCATCATCTACACCGTGCTGGTTATAGAGCGTTCTAAAGTAGTTGCTACCCTTGGGCGTGCTGAGGAAGAAAGCATCCCCCTTGTAGTCGGTAAGTGTTGGGCGGATGGCTTCCGTCCAGGCTTGTTCTAGATGCCGTGCCA